AAGATCACGCGGCCCTGATGGGCTGGCCCGACAATGTCATAACGTACTTTGATATACTGACCGTTTCCGGCCTTGGTCGCCTTGACCTCGGCGGAGTGGATGCGCGCGGCATACCAGCCCGGCGGGACCGGATCGTATGAGCGGTCGCCTTCTGGAAGCGATCCGATGCTGATGGTTTCATCAAGTCTCATGGTTAGTTCCCATCTTTTGTGATTGAGAATGACGCGCGACCGGGCGTCACGGTTATTGCTTCGGACAGGACGTCGGTGATCGCTGGCGCCGCAGCTTTCCACAGCGCCATGTTGACCTCCGGTTTCCAGCGGAACAGTTGGCCGAGATGCGCAGTCAGCCCGCGCGCCTCTGCAACTTCCTGCAGCTTGTCGCCGTCGATCTTCCAGTTGTCCCGGCTCGTGACGCGGACTTTGTAGCCCTTCCATTCGGTGCGCTCCGTCGCCAGCATCTCGTCTTCGATCTGCCGGCGGCGTTCGGTCCATTCCGTTTCGGCTTGCTTCGCCTCAAGCCAGAGGGCGGCCAAGTTATCCATGAACGTCACCGCCCTGTATCTTGGCAATGATCGCCCCAAGGTCAGGCGCTTCCCATGCGTCGAGGCGGCCAGAGCGATCCTTCGCCAGCCAGAGGCCGTCGCCGTCGCACATCAGCCCGCGCTGCGGCACGCCTTCGGCGTCCTTCTCGACGCGCAGCGCCAGAACTTCATCAAAGAAGTAAGGAAGCTGCTGGCCGGATTTCTGGCCGGGCATTGATGGCGCGTAGAGGATGCGGCCCATCTCGTCCTGTGACTTGTCCAGCTTGGCCGACATGTAAACGTGCTTGCCGGGAAGGTCGCGGAACGCGCGGATAATGTGCGCCATCGCTTCCTGCATCGCGCCGTAAGCCTGACGCGGATCCTTCGCGATCCGCTTCTCATCGCCAAGCACGACCTCTGCAATTTCCGAAATGCTATCGAGCGCCACGGACTGATATGCAGCCGCCTCTTCAGAGGCGGTCAGCCATTCAAGAGCGTCCTGCAAGTCTGCGATGTTGCCAATCTCAATGTAGGGCAAATCAGCGCCCGCGATCGACAGAAGGCCAGCCTCTGCTGACAACGTGATTGGATTTGGAAGTGTGGGGATAAGTGAAGTTTTTCCTGCACCAGCCTGTCCGTAAACCAATAGCTTGACGCCATCGGTTGCAAGCGCACTGGTGCGCTTAAGGTTAATTGCCATGTGTCTCTTCCTGTTTCGCCCTGTCGGCTTATCCGGTCGGGCAGGATGTTTATTGCACAGCGTGCACGGATGTGCAACCCTGATTTAAACAGGAGACGGAAATCATGGTGGACGTGACGCAGATATTCGGTGGTCCGTGGCGTCTGCCGACGCCGGTGGCGATCGACGAGCAGATCCGCCAGGCGATGGCGTCGGCAGGCATAACACCGCCTCCGTCGATCGAGATGGACGGCAAGCTGCATCGCTACCAGACGGGCAGCAAAGGCCAGCCGGGCCACGACAAGCCGGGATGGTATGTGTTCTTCCCCGATGGCGTTCCGGCGGGAATGTTCGGCGATTGGCGGACAGGTGCTTCCAGCACGTGGCGCGCGGACATTGGCCGTGAATTAACACCTGTCGAGTTGGCATCAGTCTCCCGCCGGCAAGCCGAGGCTCGATCGGCCCGCGATGCCAAAGCGGCCAGCGCCGCAGACAGTGTGGAGCTGATCTGGTCACAGGCGGGAGCCGCCAGCCCGGATCATCCTTACCTTATGCGCAAAGGCGTTAGCGCTCATGGCCTGCGCATTACAGGCGACGGCCGCCTGATGGCGCCGCTCTTCAGTTCTGACGGTTCTTTGTCCTCCCTCCAGTACATCGACGCTGACGGGGGCAAGCTTTATCACCCAGGCGGGGCCACTGGCGGTAAATACTGGAGCGTCGGGGCAATCGAGGGCGACACGATTTACGTTGCGGAGGGCTTCGCAACTGCCGCCACCATCCACGAAGTCACCGGCAAGCCCTGCGTCGTCGCATATAGCGCATCCAATCTCGTCCCCGTGACGGGGGCCATAACTACCACTCACCCTTCGGCAAGAGTTGTTATCGTCGCCGACAATGACGCAAGCGGCGTCGGGCAGCGTTACGGCGAGCAGGCCGCCGCAAAGCACGGCGCCCGCCTTATCCTCGTCCCCATCCCCGGCGATGCCAACGATTACCGCGCCGCGGGCCACGACCTTGCGGCATTGCTTAACCCGCCGATCGACCAATGGCTGATCCCGGCGGATGACTTTTCCGCCCAGCCCGCGCCGATATCCTGGCTGGTCAAGGGCTGGCTGCAGGATCGTGCTTTAATCATGGTTCACGGCCCATCCGGGGGCGGCAAGACCTTCCTCGTTCTTGACTGGGTCCTGACAATGGCGTCAGGGGCTCGTCAGTGGAACGGCCGCAAGGTGCGCCCCGGACCGGTGGTCTACCTTGCCGGCGAGGGTCACCAAGGCCTGCGGGGCAGGGTTGCCGCATGGAAGCAGCACCATAGCGTCCCGCGTCTCGACATGTGGCTGTCCAAAGGCGGGTGCGACCTCAACACTCGCGAGGGCCTGCGGCGCGTTTCCGACGCCGTCCGGGAGCTTCCCGTTACCCCTGCCGTTATCGTGGTCGATACCCTGCACCGCTTTCTGAACGGGGATGAAAACAAGGCGCAGGACGCCAAGACCATGCTGGATGCCTGCGCCGAGTTGATGGAGGTCTTTTCCTGCGCTGTGATCCTCGTTCACCATACGGGCGTATCCGACGAGGCCCAGCATCGGGCGCGCGGATCCTCCGCCTGGCGCGGGGCGCTGGATATTGAGGTGTCCGTTATCCCCGGCCAGCAGAAGGGCGACCCCTTGCAGGTCGTCCAGCGCAAGAGCAAGGACGCCGAACTGTCTGAGGACCTGACTGTCGAGCTGATGTCGGTCCCGATCACAGGCTGGCTGGACGAGGATGGCGAACAGGTCACAAGCGCAGTCGTTTCCCTCAGCGAACGCCAACACCAGCCCAAAGCACACCCCAAGGCGGGGCAATACCAGCAGACATTCCGGCGCGCGTGGGAGCATGGCGGATGTGTCTGGCGGGATAGTCTCCCCTTCGTTGACAGGGACGCTTTGCGTGAAGTTTTTCTAATAGATGGAATATCGGAAAAAGCCGTCCGGAACTACCTAAATCCCAACGCCGAACACAAGCCGGTCAGCGTCCTCTTGCAAGCCTCCTACATCGCACCGACCCAAGGCGGCTGGCACATCGTGCAGGCGGAATGGGTGGCGCAACTCAGAATGGTCAAGAGCGCACCTAACGCACCTGAGCGCACCTAGGTGCACTGGTGCGGGGTTGGCAAAAAGCTAGCAAAATCAGGAAAGGGCCGCACCGCACCGCACCTACTACCTATAGGTAGGTGCGACTGGTGCGCTCCTGATTGCAGCTTGCTGGTTTTCGGTTGACCACACGCGGCAAGCGATGCACAACGCTCGCCTGACACGAGAGGAGACCACTCAATGACCGAAGCCGAAGCCATCATGGAATTCCGTGAAGCAAGCGCCGCAGTACGCCGCGCCTTTGGGGCGCGAGACGATGCCCGCGTGGATCAGATCCTGGCAGACACCCGTATGGGCCAAGCCACAGTAAATCTATCAGATGCCCAGGCACGCTTGCACGCCGCCGACATTGCCCTCCAAGCCGCCCGCGCCGAGCCGCCCACGCCGGCCGACATCGACGTGACCAAGATGCGGATGGCGACACTGACGTTCGACGATATCCCCGCCGTCAGCGAGCCGAATGGTTCCGACGCTGGCGCGTCCATCCCGCATGGCGACGATTTCTTTCGGACCGATGTCTAATGGGTGACGTGGTCAAGCTTATTGTTCCCAGCATGTCTTCGGATGGCATCCTTGCCGCAGCCAAGGGCAAGCTTGCCAGCGCCATCGTCCTTGGCTTCGATGCGGACGGAGCGGAATGGATTACGTCCAGCACAAGCGACGTGGGCGTGATCCTGTACCTGCTGGAACGCGCCAAGGCCGCCGCTATGGCGTCCGTGACGTTGACAGACGCGGCGGGTTAGGTAGATTTTACGTGTCGGTGCTGACCGACGAGGGGTCCACCCGTCAGAGTAGATTGAACCCTAGCTCTGGCGGGTCCTTCCCATGGCCAATCTGATCCAAGCCGTGTTCTTCCCCCACATCGTCGACGACCAGTTTATCGACGAAATCGTCGCTCACGTTATCGACGCGGTTCGCGAACTGGACGTCACCGACATGCGGCGCCGGAAAGCACAGCGCCTGATCGAGCAGACAGCCTGCCAAGCCGTTGCCGAGATGTGGAGCGCAGCTTTCCGCAAGACGTTCAAGCCGACCCGGTCATGGCCCCAGGCAACCGCCATCCTGCTTGACAATCCGCGCCGTGTCGTGATTGAACTCTGGATAGGGCACGAGTACCACAACGCCGACATTCCGGACCCTATCGAGGTATTCTTTGATGGCGAGTAAACCGGGCCTTTACGCAAACATTAACGCCAAGAAGGCCCGCATTGCCGCTGGCTCTGGCGAGAAAATGCGCAAGGTTGGGGCCAAGGGCGCACCTTCCGCTGCGGCGTTTCGCCAGTCAGCCAAGACCGCCAAGCCGATGAAAAAAGGCAAGTGATGCTCATCAGCGTTGACATTTGCGACCGGGATTACCAAGACCTTCTGGATTTGGCGAAGCAATCCGGTTGCCAGTCGCGGCACGAACTTCTGCAGTTTGCAGGCTGGATCCTTGGAGTGGCGATTTGCGATCGCTTGTCTGGACAGCAAGACAAGTGGGAAAGCATGGACGAGACCATTGAAAACATCAAGTATTTGATGGTGCAGCCTGTAATGGGGACAGCGTGATGGCATCGCCCGCGCCTGGAAAAGCCCGCGTGAAGGTCACCGCTTCCGGCAAGCGGGTGAGCTATGGCCAGGCTGGCGAAGCCAAGGGCGGCGGGCCGCGTGTCAGACCCGGCACCGCCAAAGGGGACGCCTACTGCGCACGATCGGCAGCCCAAAAGCGAGCGCACCCCAAAGCCGCAGCCGATCCGAACAGCCCCCTGAACCTGAGCCGGAAACGGTGGAAGTGTTCGGGTGAGAAGTCTAAACGCTGAATAACTATCAAAGCATTCACAATGGGCGCAGGTGGAAGAAGACCGGGAGCAGGCAGGCCAAAGGGGTCAGTCAGCACGCAGACCAAAGCCTTTAAGGAAGCCGTTGAGATTGCATTCTCCGAGCTTGGCGGTGTGAACGGCTTGGTCGAGTGGGCAAGGACAAACCCCGACGCGTTCTACAACGGCATTTTCCCCAAGCTCGCGCCGCTCCAAGTTCATCACAGCGGCGATGACAGCAGACCGGCAATCCAGATCGATCACGGCATCGCCGGCCAGCGCGTCAAATCCTTGCTTGACCAGATAACCAGCAAATGACCCAGAGCGTAGCCGAGCGCCTGGCATCCCTGCCGCGCGATGAACGCAACGCACTCGTAGACAAGCTGACGCCAGCAGAACAGGCCGCGCTGCTGTATGATTGGCGCGACTTCCTCGGCCGCCCCGAACAGATCGCACCGGACGGTGATTGGGACATCTGGCTGATCCTGTCAGGCCGTGGATGGGGCAAGACCCGCACCGGCGCCGAATGGGTCAAGGAATGCGTAGCCAGGGGCTACAAGCGCATAGCCTTGATCGGGGAGACAGCAGCCGACGCGCGTGACGTCATGGTGGAAGGCGTCTCCGGCATCCTGTCCGTCTACCCCGAAGGCGAGCGGCCGCTTTATGAGCCATCGAAGCGCCGCCTGACGTGGGCCAATGGCGCCGTTGCCACCACGTTCAACGCGACCGAACCGGACCAGCTTCGGGGCCCGCAGTTTGATCTGGCGTGGTGCGATGAGTTGGCCAAGTGGCGCTATGCCCGTGAGACATGGGACCAGCTCAGCTTTGGCCTGCGCCTTGGCGATCATCCCCGCGTGCTGGTGACGACCACGCCCCGGCCCGTGGAACTGGTCAAGGCCATCGTTGCCGGGTCGGAAGGCAAAGTTCACATCACGCGCGGGACCACGATGGACAACAAGTCCAACCTGGCCGCCAAGTTCCTCGAGAAAATCCAGCTACGCTATGAAGGCACGCGCCTTGGCCGGCAGGAACTGCGCGGCGAAATCCTTGGCGATATCCCAAATGCGTTATGGACCTACGGCCAGATCGAAGCTTCCCGCGTCCGGACCCATGACCCGCTCAACCGCGTGGTTGTTTCCGTTGACCCGGCGATAAGCAACAACGAGGACAGCGACGAACACGGCATCATCGTGGCTGGCGTCCATCACAAGTCACAAGAGGCATACGTTCTTGAAGACGCATCAATGTCCGGAAGCCCGCTGGAATGGGCAAGGCGAGCGGTCAACCTGTACGATACTCACCAGGCAGATGCCATCGTCATCGAGGTCAACCAGGGAGGCGACATGGTGGCGCAAACCCTGCGAAGCGTCCGGAATAACGTCCGCATCAAGGAAGTCAGGGCCACACGCGGCAAGCACGTCCGGGCCGAGCCGATTGCCAGCATGTACGAGCAGGGCCGGGTGCATCACGTCGGGAGCTTCCCCCAGCTTGAAACGCAGATGACGCAGATGACCACGTTCGGATACGAGGGCGCCGGAAGCCCTGACCGTGTTGACGCGCTGGTCTGGGCCATGACTGACCTTTTCCCCAGCATGGTTGCCAAGACGGCCGCGCAACGCCCGGCGGTTCGCATTGTTCCCATCGTGACACCTATGGCGAGATAGGTTAGGGCAGACCCTATGGCGCGAGAAACCAGAGAGCAGCGGCTGCAACGCGTCCACACCGAGGCGCTCACTGAATTTGACGCCATCCAGGCCACGATGCGTGACGAACGCTTTCAGTGTTTGGAAGACCGCAGGTTCTACAGCATTGCCGGCGCGCAGTGGGAGGGCAACCTCTCCGAACAGTACGCGAACAGACCGCGATTTGAGGTCAACAAGGTTGCCCTGTCCGTGATGCGGATCATCAGCGAGTACCGCAACAACCGCATCACGGTTGACTTTATCCCCAAGGACGGCAGCACAAACCTGAAGCTGGCCGATACCTGTGACGAGCTGTATCGCGCCGATGAACAGGACAGCCAGGCGGATGAGGCTTACGATAACGCATTCGAGGAAGCCGTGGGCGGGGGCTTTGGCGCGTGGCGCTTGTCCAACCAGTACGAAGACGAGGGCGACCCCGAAAACGAACAGCAGCGGATTGTATTTCAACCGATTTTCGACGCTGACACGTCTGTCTTTTTCGACCTGAATGCCAAGCGGCAGGACAAGAAGGACGCGCAGTCCTGCTACGTGATAAGCGCCATGACGGTGCAGTCCTACAAGGATCGCTTTGACGATGACCCGACCACCTGGCCAAAGGTTGTGCAGTTCACGCAGTTCGACTGGTCCACGCCTGATGTTGTCTACATCTGCGAATACTATTGCAAAGAGCAGGTAACCGAGACGCTGCGCATCTTCCGTTCGCTGGATGGCGAAGAAACCAAGTACACGGAAGCCGAATTTGCAGACGATCCGGACCTTGAGCAGATGCTGCTGTCCACGGGCAGCGTTGAGGTCCGCGAGCGCAAGATCAAGCGCCAGCGCGTGCACAAATACCTGCTCAGTGGCGGCAAGGTGCTGGAGGATTACGGGCTGATTGCCGGGTCCGAAATCCCGATTATCCCGGTTTACGGGAAGAGATGGTTCATCGACAACATCGAGCGCTGCCAGGGCCACGTCCGCCTGGCCAAGGATGCGCAGCGCCTGAAAAACATGCAGCTCACGAAGCTGGGCGAAATCAGCGCTTACTCAACTGTTCAGAAGCCAATTTTCACGCCTGAGCAGGTCGCAGGCCATGAGCTTGCCTGGTCCGACGACAACGTCAAACGATACCCGTACCTGTTGATCAACCCTGTGACCAATGCGGACGGCGGTGAGCAGCCGATGGGCGCGCTGGATTACACGCGGGCGCCAGAGATACCGCCTGCAATGGCCGCGCTGCTGCAGATCACTGAAACCGACATGCAGGAAATCCTCGGCAACCAGCAACAGGCCGAGATCATGCAGCCCAACATGAGCGGCAAGGCGGTCGAGCTGATCCAGAACAAGCAGGATATGCAAACGTTTATCTACCTGTCCAACTTTGGGAAGGCGGTGAAGCGCTGCGGTGAAGTCTGGCTGTCGATGGCCCGTGAAATCTACGTCGAGCCGTCGCGCAAGATGAAGGCGATCCAGACCACCGGCGAGCCGCGCACGGTGGAGCTTGCACGGCCGATGGTCAACAAAGAGACTGGCGCCATCGAAACTGAGAACGACATAGCCGAGGCGAAGTTTGACGTGGCCGTTGACGTCGGGCCAAGCACGGCCAGCCGGCGCGCATCTGTTGTCAGGGCAATCACCGGCATGATGCAGATCACGCAGGATCCGGAAACGCTGCAGATCCTCGGCGCGCAAGCTATGATGAACATGGAAGGCGAAGGCCTGTCCGAGATGCAGCAATACTTCCGCAAGAAGCTGCTGAAGCTGGGCGTCATTGAGCCGAACGAAGAAGAAGCGGCCGCGATGGCTGAAGAACTCGCCGCCATGCAGGAACAGCCCGACCCGCAAAAGGAACTTGCCGAGGGCCTGGCGATGGAAGCCCGCGCCAAGGCGGCCAAGGCGGAGGCTGATACCGAGGCGGCGCTTGCTACTGCCGAGAAGACGCGAGCGCAGACAATTGAAATCCTGACCAATGTCGGGCAATCGGAAGGCGCGGCCCCGCAAGCGCCAGCGCAAGCGCCGGCACAAGCGCCAGCGCCCCGTGACGAGCGTGCAGACGAGCGTGCCGAGCTGGAACTTGAAGCCATGCGCCTTGAGAACCGGATGCGCAAGAACAAGGCCGAGGCAACCGAAACGCAGATACAATCCGACCGTGCGGCAAGCGAGACGGCAATGCAGGCGAGCCAGGCGATGCAGCAGGCGGTAGCGGGCTTGAGCCAGAGCGTAGCCGTGATCGGCAGCGCGGTTGGGCAGATGAGCGAAGCGGTTGGCCAATTTGCGCAGGTGACGAGCCAGAACGCGGACAAGGCGATTGCTGCGCTGTCTCGCCCTAAGCGTGTTGTGCGCGAAAAGGGCCGGATATCCAGAATTGAAACTGAAGGCAACGACTGATGGCCGCAGGTAACTGGATCGTCTTTAACAGGGCCAAGCTGAAGCTGGCGAACGGGACGTTTGACCTCGACACGCAGACGTTTCTCATGGCGCTGACGACATCGGCGCAGGTGCTGGACGCGACATTCGTTGGCACGTCTACCGATTGCCGATATGCTGACCTCACGGCGGAAGTGGTCGGCACAGGCTACACCGCAGGCGGCAAGACCCTGGTTGCGACATGGACGCAATCGACCGGCACGATCACATTCGACGTAGATGACCAGGCTTGGACATCGTCCACCATAACGGCCAAGTATGCGGTGATCTACGCCAACAATGCCAACGACGATCTTCTGTGCGTTGTGGACCTGGACACGGGCGGCGGGTCAGTCAGCACAACGGCCGGAACGCTTACAATCACAATCAACGCCTCTGGCGTCTTCACGCTGGCATAAGGGACAGACCATGCAACAGGGATATATCGCAGTCCTTCTTAACTCGATTGCGGACGGCACGGCGCTCACCAACACCACGACGGCAACGTCGATATTGCCCGTCATCGCCAAGCCGACGCTTCCGGCGAACTACCTGTTCGCAGGCAAGATGTTCCGCGTGACCGCAACGGGCAGGATCAGCACGGTTGTCACGACGCCTGGCACGCTGACGCTTGATCTCCGCTTCGGCTCAGTCAACGTGTTCTCAGGTGGCGCGATGACATTAAACACGACGGCGCAGACCAACGTCGGCTGGATATACGAAGCCATGTTTACGGTTCGCGCGGTCGGTGCGACCACGACTGCCAACGTGCTTGGCCAAGGATCATGGCAAAGCCACGCGGTTATTGCATCGCCAGCCCCGACAGCGGGCAGCGCGGGTGAGCATATCCTGCCATTCAACACTGCGCCAGTTGTCGGCACAGGCTTCGACAGCACCGCAGCGCAGCTCGTGGACCTGTTCGCGACGTGGTCGGTAGCCAATGCGGCGAACTCGATCACTTGTCACCAGTTCATGATTGAGGACCTCAATTAGGTCATGCCCCGCATCGGATCACTCACGCAGCGCCCGCGTCAGATGACGCGATTTGGCGCGAACATGTGTCCGATGACTAACACGGGCCTGACCAAACTAGGTCCGAAAGGGGGGATGGAATACATCGAGTTAGGCCCGCGCCGCGTCCCTATGGGCGGCATCGGGCATTCGCTGTTCTCAACGCCGCTACTCAAAAAGCCGCAGTTTACAGGCACGTTCTCGCTGTCTGGCGTGACGCGGGATAGTGCAGGGGTAGCGCTAGGTAATTGCGTGGTGGACCTGTTCCTGAACTCAGAGGACACGCTTGTCGCAACAACCACGTCGGACGGATCGGGGAATTACAGGTTTATCGTAAACGGCAATTCTCAGACCTATTTCGTGAGGGCCTACAAGGCCGGATCGCCTGACGTGGCCGGAACAAGCGTGAACACGCTGACGGCTGTCTATCCGTGAGTGACGTTCGGCTATTTACGGTTCCGAGCGATGCCAACCAGAACGACGTCCGGCTTTATCCTGGCGCTGTAAACACCGCGCTGACGCCTGATCGTGGCCTGCTGACCCTGACCGGCTTTGCGCCGGCGGTTGTCGCTAGCGCCCTGCTGGCTCTGGGTGTCGGGTCGCTGACGCTGACCGGCTTTGCGCCAACGGTCACAACAGCCGCAACGCCGGTAAACGTGACGGTGACGCCCGGCTCTGGCGCGCTGGCCTTGCAGGGCTACGCCCCCACGGTCGCAACATCAGCCAATGTGTCCGTCACGACAGGCCTGGGCGTGCTATCCCTGACCGGATATGCCCCAACGGTAAGCGGAAGCGCACCGCAAGTGGTTGGCGGCGGTGGGCCAGGCGGAAACGCGGCGCAATACAAGCGGCCGCGTCCAAGCCCCGCGCACGAATGGGAGCTTGAACTAAAGCAGGCTGCACGGCTGGCCAGCATCGCCAGAGAACTGGCAACGTCGGATCGCCCGCAAGCGCGACGGATTGCCCGAAAGCTTGAGGATTACACTGGCGACGTCCAGCAAGCCGAAAGCCTTCGCCGGGAGATTGCCAAGCTCGAGGCGGTGCAACGCGAAAAGCAGTTCCGCAGCGAGATTGAACGCCAGAAAAGCCAGGATTTGCAGGACGCGGCGCGAGAGCTGGACGCCATACTGGCAGACGATGAGGACGCGTTGGACCTGTTAATGGCAAATTATGACCTAGAGGCAGATTTGCTGTTGGCCGTTTTTGGGATAGGACGATTAATTTAGCCGGTCCACCAGTCAGCCGGAACCAATGACTGAGAGGAAAGCGCATGATGTTTGAACCAGACGAGAAAGAAGTCATTGACCTGGAACCGGCGGCCGAGACGGCCCCGGACCCCGTTGCGGAGGGCGAGACGCCCCCAGCGGAAGCGGAAGAGACTGAGCTTGTCGTCAGCATCGGCAACGAAGAGCCCCAGCCCGATCCGGTAGCCGAGGAAGCTCGGCAGGCACCGGAATGGGTCAAGGAACTTCGCAAGCAGAACCGCGAACAGCAGAAGCGTATTCGTGAATTAGAACGCAGTATGCAGGCGCCGGCCGCGCAGGGTGAGACAACGACCGCCCCGCCAAAGAAGCCGACCTTGCAAGATGTGGATTATGACACAGGCGCTTACGAGGCGAAGCTTGATGACTGGTACAAGGCGAAAGCTGCGTATGACAGCCAGGAAGCGAAACGCCAGCAGGAACGGGATGCGGTCAAGGGAGCATGGGAAGCCAAGCTCACCGGCTACAATACCGCCAAGGCAGAACTCAAGGCCAAAGACTTTGAAGATGCCGAGGCAGTCATTGCAGACACGCTATCCACGACCCAGCAGGGCATCATCCTTGACGGCGCGGAGAAGCCTGCACTGTTGATCTATGCGCTAGGCAAGAACCCAAAGAAGGCGGCCGAGTTGGCTGCCATCACAAACCCGGTCGCATTTGCTGCGGCAATTGGAAGGCTGGAGGCGAGTTTGAAAGTCACACAACGCAAGCCATCGGCGGCGCCAGAACAGATACCGAGCGGCAACGCTCGCAAGACCGGCGCTGTCGACAACACATTGGAACGACTGCGCGAGGAAGCCGGCAGAACGGGCGATTTCACCAAGGTGATGGCCTACAAGCGCCAGGCGAAGCGCGGTTAACAAGGACAAGGAACAATGCCTAACGGATTTAGCAAAGAAGAGCGGGTTGCATTTGAGAACATCCTTGAAGGTTTTCAGGATGCTCTAGTGCTGTCCCGCAACGTGGCCGTATTCAATACGGATCAGACCACGATGGAACGCACGAACAACATCATGTGGCGCCCGCAGCCGTACATTGCGACGAGCTACAGCGGCACCGACATGACCACGAACTTTGACGATTACACGCAGCTTTCCGTGCCTGCCACTATCGGCTTCGCGCGGTCGGTTCCGTTTGTTCTGACGGCAACCGAACTGCGTGACGCCCTGCAGGAAGGTCGCCTTGGCGACGCTGCCAAGCAAAAGCTGGCCAGCGACATCAACGTGTCCGTTATGAACGTCGCAGCCAACCAGGGTACGCTTTTCGTCAAGCGCTCCGCCGCTGCTGCGGGCTTTGATGACGTCGCACTTTGCGAAGCCATCATGAACGAACGCGGCGTGCAAATGGAAGACCGTTATCTCGCTCTGTCAACTCGCGACTACAACGGCATGGCGTCCAACCTCGCCGTGTCAACACGTTCGTTCGGCAACAGCATCTCCGATGAGGCGCTGCGTGCTGGCTTTGTTGGCCGTGTCGCTTCGTTTGATACCTACAAGCTTGACTACGCCAACCGCAAGACGGCGGCCGCAGGCGGTGCTGGTCTCACCCTAAGCACGCTTGTCGGCGCGGCTAACTACTGGGTTCCGAAGGCGACCTCGGTTGCCACGACCGGCGAGACGGCGAACGTCGATAACCGCTACCAGACGATCACTATCAGCTCCACGACCAACGTCGCGGCGGGTGATGCGTTCACGATTGCGAACTGCAACAGCGTGCACCTGATCACGAAGGGCGACACCGGCCAGCCGATGACGTTCCGCGTCATCTCTGTGCCGTCATCCACCACACTCGTCATCTCTCCGCCGATCATCTCGGCGCAGGGCGCATCTGATGCTGAAATCCAGTACCAGAATTGCACCATGACGGCGACGTCGGGCACGGCGGCCATCACCTTCCTCAACACCGTCACCAACTTCATGAACCCGTTCTGGTTCAAGGACAGCATTGAAATCCTTCCGGGTCGCTATGCGGTCCCGACCGATGCGGGCGCGGCGGTGATGCGTGCGGCAACTGACCAGGGCATCGAGCTGGTCATGCAGAAGCAATACGACATCAACACGATGCGTACAAAGTACAGGCTTGATACCCTGTACGGTGTCGTCAACAAACAGCCGATGATGTCCGGCATCATCATGTTCAGCCAGACCTAACGGAGCATTCGCAATGAGCCTCTTTCTTACCGGCGGCGGCCGTGTCTCCGTCACTCTTACTGCAACGCAAAAGCTTGCAGTCGCATCGCAGGGCCTGGTCACCGTCTACCGGACGTCGGGCTTTGCCAACTATCCGGAAAACACGACCCTGATCGGCACCGTTATCAACGGTCAGACCGTGTTCGGCACCTTTACGGGTGGCGCCACGCTTGTCATCGACGCTGGCGGCGGTTTGTCGGTGCAGTACGAAGTCGGCACGGATCCGAACGTAAAGCAGTGGCGCACGGATAACGGCGTCCAAGGCGACCCGGCAGCCAAGACGACGGCTGTCACCCTGACGTCCGCTGAACTGCTGACCACGCTGATCACCGGCACGCACGCAGCGGGCGCCACGCAGGCTTACACCCTGCCAACCGGCACCCTGCTGGATGCAGCAGCGACGTTCGACGTGAACGAGTATTTCGACTGGTCACTGATCAACCTGTCAGCGGCCGCGCTGGATACGATCACTGTCACGGCGGGCGCCACTCATACCATCGTGGGCAACCCGATTGTTCAGAGTGCAAACGCTTCGACGGGCGGCATCTACGGCAACTCCGCACGCTGGAGAACCCGCAAGACTGCGGCCAACACGTTTGTGTCCTACCGTATCGCCTAACCTCAGTGGGGCGGCTCACAAGGCCGCCCCATTTACTTGGGAGAGATCAATGCCACTGAAGAAGGGCTACAGCCCCAAGACAATTTCCAAGAACATCTCGACCGAGATGAAAGCCGGCAAGCCGCAGAAGCAGGCGATTGCCATCGCACTAAGCACGGCGAAGAAAGCAAAGCGGAAGGCCAAATGACCGATTT